AGAGTTGCAGCAGCACTCGAGTTCCAAAATGTATTAAATATGGAGGGTTAATTATGACTTTTGAGATAATTAAAAAGAATTTTGACCGTGGACTATGGAATGCTAAGCAAGTAGAAATAGCAAAAAACAAAGGGTTGATAACTGAAGAACAATATAAAGAAATAGTTGAAAAGACAAGCAAATAACTTGTCTTTTTTTATTTGACTTTGAAAGGTGGTGAGACGATGAAAATAAATATCCGAGAAGATCAAGTAGAGATTGAAGGGTATGTGAACAGTATCGAAAGAAAAAGCAAACCTTTAATGTCCAGAATAGGAAAATTTATTGAACGAATTTGTAAAGGGGCGTTCAAAAAAGCAATACAGCGAAATGATAATATCCGGCTCCTTTTAAATCATAATTGGGAAAGAGATTTAGGAGGTACTAAAGACGGAAACCTTGTTCTTACTGAAGATAATATAGGGCTTCATGCAAGAGCAACTATTTCAGACAAAGAGGTTATAGAAAAAGCAAGAAACGGATCATTGGTTGGATGGAGTTTTGGATTTAATGACAGAGAAGTCGAAAATAGCGTAGAACATGGGATCCCTACCAGAGATGTTAAGGATCTTGATTTATACGAAGTATCTATTTTGGACCGAACGAAAACTCCAGCTTATGATGGAACTCTTATTTCCGTGAGATCTGACGATAACGTTCTTTATTATGGTGAGCCGTGCATTACAAATATTGAAACCCAGCAAAGCCGGGATGACCAGCCGAGCGCTGGACCGGAACCCGGCGTAGCCGGATCTAACCAAGCTTCGCTTGGCGGGCCGGTGGATTATTCGAAATATGACAATTTATTAAAAGAATTGAAAGGAGAAATCTAATGAAAGAATTAATTGAGAAGAAAAACGACTTAATAACCAGAGCTGAAGATGTTATTAACGCAGCAAAAGCAGAGAAAAGAGAACTAACGGAAGCTGAAGCGGCTGAGTTAGCAGAAATTAGAGACAATGTAAGAAAAATTATGAAGCATTTAGAGTTAATTGATGATATAGACGAAATGGGGCGTGGGGCAAAAAAAGAAGATGGAGGAGGATCCGTAGTGGAAAAAGAAGTTGAGACAGAAGTTAAAGAGCAAAGAGCAATAGAAATGCAAGAAAGGCAAGCATTTGAGAACTATATAAGAGGATATACGCTACATGAGAGAGCGGGAGAGCTTACCCCAGCTACGTATAATCCCTTATCACCAGCAGCGGGAGCAGCAGGCGCTTTAATTCCTACTACTATCGTGAAATATATCATTAGAAAAGTTTATGATATTTGCCCAATCCTTGAAAGATCACAGAAATTCAATGTTAAAGGTAATTTAGCAGTCCCATATTATCCAGCTGATACCACAAATAATATCACGGTTGATTATCAAGAGGAATTTGTACAGTTGACCTCATCTTCGGGATCATTTACTACGAAAACTTTAGGAGGTTATTTGGCAGGATGCTTGACCAAAATATCTCGTTCATTAATTAATAATGTACAGTTTGATATTGTCGGATTCGTAGTCGATGAAATGGCGTATGCAATTAGTAGATGGATCGAAAATCAATTATTGAACGGATTTACGCCTACAGAGTCCCTAACCGCAGGAGTAACAGGTCTTTCTACTTTGTCTAATGGGATAACCGCAGCAAGCCAAACAGCTATAACAGCAGACGAAGTGGTAAAACTCCATGATTCTATTAAAGATCAATTCCAAAGAAACGCTATTTGGATTATGAGCCCGGCAACAAGAACAGCTTTACGCTTGCTTAAATCTTCTACCGGCTATTATTTGCTAAACGATGATATTTCCACTCCTTTTGGTACTTCTTTATTAGGAAAACCAGTCTATGTATCAGACAATATGCCCTCAATGGCAGCAGGAAACACCGCTATTTACTATGGAGATATGCACGGTTTAGCAACAAAATTCAGCGAAAACATTAATATTCAAGTATTAAGAGAGCGTTACGCTGATGAACACGCCTACGGTGTAATAGGATGGTTAGAATTTGATTCAAAAGTCATTGACGAACAACAAATTGCTAAATTGACAATGGCGAGTGGTTCATAATGAAATATAAAGCTCTTGTTTCTTTTAGCGGCTTGATTTCTATGTCAATGGGAGAAGTTCGAGAAATAGAAGATCCAGAGATAGCCAAGGATTTATTAAAAGTAGGCTACATCCACCCGGTGGAGCCCGAACTTCGTTCGTCGGGCGTGAAAGATAAAAGCAAGCTTGCTGACAGCCAATCAGCGGCGAGGCCGCTGGGCCAAAAAGGAGGAAGGAGGAAAAAGAATGAAGATTAAAGCATTAAAAGCCTTTACAATTCGTGATAGCGAAACAGGAGATCTTTCTTCTATTGCACATGGTGCTATTGCTGAAGTTTCAAGTACATTAGGCGCTTCTTTAATAGCTGATGGACTAGCGGAAGCATATACACTAATTACTCCGACAGGGACTATTACAATTACAGAAAACGGCACAGTTGATGTTGCAAATTATGCCTCCGCAGAAGTAAATGTTGTTTAGTTTTGGGATCGCTAAAGCAAGCTTAATAATAAACGGCCGGAGGCGTTCAAAGAGATGAATGATATTAGTAAAGTCAGTGATATTTCTTATCAAGATATTGCTGAATATTTGAGATTATATGAAGTAGACAATAATGATATAAACACTCTCAATACTTTGATTAATGTTGCTAAAACATTTATCAGTAACTATACGGGGAGATCCAGTGACGAACTAGACAACTATCAAGATTTTGTGATAGTTGTTTTTGTTTTGTGCCAGGATATGTGGGATAACAGGACTATGTATGTAGATAGTAAAAATCTTAATAATGTGGTTGAAACAATCCTTGGTATGCATTCGGTGAATTTATTATGAAACAAACAATGATAAATGCGGGTAAATATAATAAGAAGATTGAAATATATAAAGCTCAAGTACAAGAGGATTCACAAGGTTTCCAATCTACAAACGACAGGTTGGTTTTAGCTCCTTATGCACATGTCAGAACTACCAAAGGATTTACTCTTATTAAAAATGACACAGATTTCGAAAAAGCTTTGACTAATTTCACGATTCGATATCCTAGGGATATAGAACTTGATAGGAATATGATTATTAAATTCAAAGGTAGAACCTATACGATCCAATATCTGAACAATATAAACGAAGCGGATATCGAATTAGAAATCGAAGCAAAACTAGTAGAACGCTAGCCAGGCACAGCCTGGGGCCCCGCCCGGCGAAGCCGGGGTAGACTCGAACTTCGTTCGGCGGCCGGGATTGGAAAAAGCAAGCTTAATAATAACCAGGCGGAGGCGGTCAAAAAATGGCTAAATTTGAAGCGGCAATCCCATATGCGATCATGAAAGAATTTGAGGATCTATACAACGAATCACCAGAAATTTTTTCTGAAGTCCTAAAAGCAGGTGGGAAAGTTGCTTATGACAATGTCAAGGCAAATGCCCCATCGTCATTTAAAGGATCAAATATAATGCGAAAATTGAAAATGACAAAGGTATACAGAACGCCATCTGACAATGCTATTAATATTAAAATCGGATTCTATGGTTATTTTGTGAACCATAATAAGAGAATAACACCCGCCCCGTTAGTTGCGAACGTCTTTGAATATGGCTCGACTAAATTTCAAAAACGCCCTTTCTTTCGTAAATCTATGAGAAGTAGTTCAGTAATGCTTGCGATGCTAAAAAAAGAGCAAGAATTACTTTCAAAACTTGTTAAAGAATGACGGGGGTTTTTCCATGGCAGACATGAGAGAATTAATAAAAACAATATTCACTAATTTTACAGTAGACGGGGTTCAGATCCCCGTTAGATTTTTATATTACGCAGGGCAAGGGCACGGCGAATCATACGTCACATATCAGCAAATAGACGCAGACAATTCGTTAAGTGGAGACGATGATTTAATAGGATATGTGGATTATTATGACTTCGATATTTATTCTAAAGGGAATTATTCAAATATTGTTGAGGGTGTAAAAAGTTTGTTAAAACAAAACAATTTTATTTGGCAGCCCAGCCGGTCGAGTGCTGATTTTTACGAAGCGGACACCGGCTATTATCACAAAACATTAAATTTTGCTTATATGAGGGAGGAACAATAAATGGCAAAAATAGGATTAAATAGTTTTAGATATTCGTTATTAACCGAGGCAGCGGACGGGACTCCGTCATACAACGGGCCACAAGTTCCAGGAAAAGCTATTTCATGCAATGTAGAAATTTCAAATAACTCAGCAAAATTGTATGCAGATGATACATTGGCAGAAAGTGACACCAGTTTTCAATCAGGGACAGTGACAATGGGGATAGATGAAGATGATCTCCAAACAATGGCGGTTCTATTAGGTCATGAGATATCAGAAGCGGGGGTATTAGTACGGAATGCTTATGATGCAGCTCCATATGTAGGGCTCGGCCGTATAGTCGTAAAAATGGTAAACAATGTTATGAAATATAAGGTTGAATTTTTGTACAAAGTTAAATTTTCAGAACCGAGTGCAGAAAACCAAACTAGAGGAGAAAGTGTAGAGTTTGCGACCACAGAAATAGAAGGAACGGTGGCGGCTCTTGCAAACGGGAATTGGTCAGTGGCCAAAACATTTGATTCAAAATCAGATGCTTTATCTTATCTTGAAGAATTAATGGCGGCTCCAGTTGCAAATGTGACGTTGACATATAATTCAAACGGAGGGACAGGTGAGATTGATCCAGTAAGTGTAGCAGCCAGAACAGCCGTGACTCTTAATAATGGTTCTACTTTGACACCCCCTGAAGGGAAAGAATTCTCAGGTTGGGCGACGACAGATTCAGCAGA